GAGATCGTCGGTTCCGTGCTTCTCGGCTACACACTTTGCGGCATACCAAGATCCAATACCGCCAGAGAACATGACTACACGCTTCATACTTGCCTCATTAGATAGGCAACCATACGGCTGAGTAGGTTCTTGCCCTCAAAGTATCCAAGCCGTGTATTGCAATTCATGCAGAGCAACCCCCTCACCTGTAACGTTTCATGGTTGTGATCTACAGCCAATGTGTGTAGTTTACCATCTTTTGTCAGGTTTTCGGGCTTTTCGCAGATAGCGCAGACACCTGCTTGTTTCTCAAACAATGCTTCATACTCTTCAATACTGATCCCATAACGATTCTTGTAGTTGTGTCTACGCTTATCTTCATAAGATATTTTTCTAGTCACGAGGCGCTCTTATCTCCTGTAAGAATCCGCAAAGCCCAATCAAGCCCAGCGTTGAAGCCTTCCATCCAATCGTAGTCCTTGTGGTCTACTGGGACAGATGTCTTAGCTGCCTCAATCTTGGCCTTGGCTTTTTCCAGATCCATCATTCTCCGTTTTCATAAACAGAACCCAATGTGTTCCCATTCTTTTACCTGATGGGTGTCCCAAAACTGGCTTGTGCTGGGGGGGGGCAAGCGTCAAGATTTCCTTGAGCGGAATAGAGACTTCATTCCACTTAAAGATCAATGTCCCATTAGTTTTTAATACTCGGAAGCACTCGGCAAACCCTTGGCCAATATCTTGCTGCCAAGTATTATCATCAAGAACACCATACTTCTTACGCATCCAAGACTTCTCGCTAAGCCTGAGCATATGTGGCGGATCAAATACAACACACTGGAATGATTCATCTGGGTATGGGATATCCCTAAAGTCCATAACCTCATCTGGCTCAATGTGAATTGTCTGGCCATTGGTGAGAAGATGGGTTTCCTTTTCTCGGATGTCACCAAACAATACTCGCTCATCTTTTTTGTTAAAGTAGAACGAGCGCATGCTAGAAGCTGGATCTAATATCAGTTTCATTTAGGCCACGTACCCCGCTGGATCATTAGAGCTATGACAGCATAGTTAGCCATATCCTTAAATGAATCTTCAATAGACTCGTACTTAGGTTGCGACCCACTCTTAAACAGATTCTTAAGACGTTCAAACTTATCGCCAATACGCACCAGCAAGCCGTTAATAGGACCGCCAAAGGCATTGTTAATATTACCAGGGCCATAGTCGCCCTGCTTCGTGATAAGGAGGTTGCCGATTTCATCCATTATTGCCCAGACGTCAGCCGCGAAGGCGGTATCTGCACGAGCAGCTGTTGGTTTAAGTGGTCCAGGGATATAACTTTCAGCCCAATTGATTGAATCAGTCTTAACGCGGTTTCCATGTCCTCGCTCATCCATTTATTTCCCCCTGTATTTGTCCGTTGAATATCCAATTCTTGGAATCCTCATCTAGTTTGTATACGTATATTAGAACTTGTCCATCGTGTAACGTGTGTTCCATTTCAATAACATCTAAACACCACAACATATCTGGTACTCGTGCGCCATCTTTCGGTCCGCCAATAAACTCAGGCATCGTCCGCTTCGTCCACTATCTCCCTTAACAGGAACTGCACAATGACAGGATTATCCTTGAGCGCAGTAAAGATGTGGTAGCCCACGATGTCGCAGACCTCTTCTAAGTCAAAGCGTTTGCGTGTAGACATTGGTGTTTCAAAGATAACGGCGTGCGTAATCTCATGCATGAAGATGCGTAGCAGTTTATCTTCAGGCAGATTGGGACGCAGCATGATGGTGTTGGTAGCTGAGTCGGTCATGCCATAAGCATCTGGATCCTCAAGGTCATACCTAATCCGATACTTCTGCCCAGCGATCATTATGTGCTTAGGCTTTATCATGCGGCAAGTCTATCAGTAAACCAAGCAGGACCGCTGTCTAAGAAGGTATCGTTGACATCACGGTTGGCTGGTAGCCCGACGATCACGGCTTTGTCCAAGTCTTCTTTAATCCGCTTCGCCAGTTCTTGTCCTGGGTTTCGTCCATCTTCTTTAACATCGTTGTCAGCAAATATGAGAATACGGTTGTATGCCTCAAAGAGTTTGGGGAACCAGGGCTTCCATTGGGATACGCCCGCGACTCCAACAGCTGGTATTTGAACCATGCCCGATAGTATGATGGTGTCAATCTCCCCTTCACAAATGGCAATAGTGTCACTATGCTTATGGAGATCATTAACATTAAACAGCCCAATCTTTTGACCCGTGGGCCAAATATACTTCGGCGTTCCATCATCCAACCTACGGAACTTGATCCCCACAACACCAGCAGGAGTAAGGTAAGGAATACTAAGCATGCCTGTTGCATGTTCGTGACCCGCACTAGGCTCTACTACGCTTCCAAGAAGGAATGTACTTGCCACTTCCTTGGTGAGTCCCCGTCCCGCGAGGTAAGAGGCTGCCTGTGGTGTGAGATTGCTGGAGTATCTTTCGGCTGCTTCCGTTAGTGATTGTCTCTGCTTTGCGTTTAGCATCTGCGAATCCTAGTCCTTCCTTAGCTTGTACTAATGTGTATACATCTCCGAGTACCTGACAAACCAGGCAGTTGTATGCCTGATTGTCTAGGTTATATGCGGCACTTGCCATAGCATCATCATGGATGACGCACTTGCAAGGTACCCAGCCGTGCTTGTCTATGACATTGAGGCCGTAATGTTCTAGCACTAAAGCGATGTCAGGCTTTGAGATCACTTTGTGCCAGCCATTGGTTGAGATCCTGGATAACCCAGCTCTGATCTAGCCCTGCCATACGGCGCTTGACTATCACATACGCTGGCGGAACTGTCTCAAGACCACGAGCCTTGGCATAGTTGAACGCCTCAGTAGTGGCTTCACGCCAGAACTGTGGCAGGTCCATCTTGACAGTTGCCTTTAATTCAAAGATGTAGGGCCGCCCAGCAACCATGCAAACGATGTCGCCTTCATCGTCTTTGCCAGCCAACCTAAGCCGTTCAGCCGCTACACCCTTGCCACGAAGCCATTTGAGTATGCCCGTCTCAAAGGCCGAACCTTTACGTTTGCCATATGTACTCACCGTATGCCACTCCAAGTCTGGGCCACAAAAGCCGATGATCTATCCCCATAGATAGACATACGGCTTGCATCTGCCCACAGTGTAACGAACTTATCGCCAGTAGCACTGTGTTTGCCAAAGCGATTCTTTACTACTGCCACTCGGAACTCTCCTGAGTACGGCACTAAGGCCACTGTCAGGATCATCTCAGGCAGCTGAGCAATCTTGCCCTGAATAGCCTTACGGCTTGGTGGAATATCAGGCTTGCCCTCTGCTTCACTGGTGTGGTGAAGGAGCATGACTCCTGCATCGGTCTCACGAGCGATGTGGTGCATAGCCTTGGCAATCTCACGAAGGCCAGACCATTCATCGTTGTGCATTGACACTACGTTCATTGCGTTATCCACGATAATCATATGTGGATATTCTCCATATGCTTCTCCGTAGGCACGGATAGCAAGATCAATCTCATCAAGTGTGGGGCTTGGGGCGAAATCAAACTGCAAGTGGGAAACACTTACCAGCTCGTTCTCGTAAAACTCTTTGCCTGCACCAGTTGTAAATGCTTCTTCTACTGTGGCGACTTGGTGACCAGTAATCATTGCTGCGGCACGAATTGCAGTGGTGTAAGAATCGGTATCTGCGGATATGTAAAGCGTAGGCACTTCCATCTTCACCGCCATCCAAAGGGCTATGAGTGATTTACCAGCGTTAGGTGCGCCAGCTATCATTGTCAACTGTCCTCTGCGAAACCTAATCCCCTCACTTTGCAGTGAAGGGAAGAGGTCTGGCAGTAACTGATGATCGTTAGTGCTTTTCGCTGCCGCTTGGGTAAGTGACAGCACCTAGGTTATCTAACGAACTTAGGCTCGCACTGGTCTGGAGTTCCCTTAGCGGATGGGCAGAACCAGCCCTTCCATGCCTTCGGTGCTCCTGGCTTTGACTCACGCCATACAAGCGCACCATGCTTACAGTGGCCTTCTGGAATCTGTGTTGCAAACTGCCCATGATCTGGCTGTGCTGGTGCATAGACAGGCTGTACATATGCCTGCGCTGGTGCCGCTGCTACTGGTGCCGCGCCGAGTCCTGCTGCCAATGCACGAACTGCTCCTGCTGATGTAAGCGATGCTGATACTGAGTTGATAAGAGCGGCTGAGTCTTGGATGGTTGCCAAGCTAGTCTCAAACTCTGTTGCATCTGCTGCGTAGATGTTGATGAGTGTTCCGTCAGCCAACTTAAAGTTGACTTGGAACTTTGTTCCTTCTGTTGCCATTTGTTTCTCCTTATTTTATTTCTGCTAGTGGGTCATATATTGTTGAAAGTTGTCCGCCGACTGCGTAACAGTAGTCCTTTACGCCGCAAGTAGAACAGGCCATTCCGATGTTCGGAAGGTA